CTGCGTCTTGAGACAGCGTGCCCCCTTGAGCATGCCGGTTGCGGCATAATAGATACCCTTATTGCGGTTGCTGCCGTAATCCCAATTCTGGCATTGCCGACAGGTCGGACCGCCGAGCGGTCCGGCAAAATGCGCCTGCCCCGGATAGGTACGCGAGCGCACCTCGGTCATTGCGTCCGTCGCCGCGCCGATGTTGTCAGCCAGCGTCGACGGGTTTGGATTTTTCTTTTTTGGCATGGCGCCCCCTCGATCGAAACCTGTCGAGCAGATTATCCAGCTTCTCGCGAATAGCATGACGAATCACCCGATGCCGCGGCGGACCGTACTTCTCCCACCTCGCATACGTTTGAACGCTGACATGAAAACGCCAGGCGAACTGCTGCTGCGTCTCGCCGCGCCGTTGCCGGCATTCCAGCAATTGCCGCGCGAGAGAGAGGCCAAGCTTGTCGGATGGCCGCCGCCGATTCCACCCCGAAATTCCCGAAATTTCCATGTCTTGCATTTTCTCATTCTTGAGATATGGTGTCAAGGAAGGGAGGACGCCTATGCTGGTACCTGTCGTTATCCAGATCGTCGATATGCCGCCGGAAGTCCGCGGTCAATTCGTCAAGCAGTTCGATTTCGACGCCCATAACGGTCAGGGTCACGGCGTGTTCACCGACGATCCGCGCGAGGCCAAGAAATTCCAGACCACGCATGAGGCCATGCTGTTCTGGCGTACCCGCTCGCGCGCGCGTCCGACGCGACCGGACGGCAAGCCGAATCGGCCGTTTACGGCAAGCAGCGTGAACATTGCACCTTTGACGGATTTCCTTTGATGAACCTCTGGCAAGTCGTCAACAGCTTCATTTTTGGCATCGTTATCGGCGAGGCCATGGTGTTCATGTTTCTGGGCATCATGTGCATGATTCGCTGGTATGTGCAGCATGATCCAAAGCTCGGATGGGACGCCCTGGAAAAAGAATTTAAAGAAGTAACGAGGATGAAGGATCGGGTGGTGCAAGATGCCTTTGAACGCAGAGCAAATGAAAGCACGCAAGGGAAAGATTACCGGCACTGACGTGCGCACGCTCATGCTCGGCTCGCCGGAGCAGATTCACAATCTGTATCTGCAACGCATTGGCGAGAAGGAGCCGGACAATCTCGATCATATCTGGATCGTGCAGATGGGCATTGCCTTGGAGGAACCGAATCGACGTTGGTACGAGTATAGGTCGATGCGGTCGCTCACGCGGATCGGCGAGGTGGTCACGTGTCCGTCGCTCGCGTGGGCGGCCGTCACGCTCGACGGCTATGACGAGCAGGTGCCGTGCCCGTTCGAAGCAAAATTCGCCGTGGGTTTCGAGCCCATGGACATCGTAATCAACAAGCATCAACCGCAATGCCAATGGCAGATGCTGTGCTGCCAGACGCAATCCTGCGCCCTGTCGGTGGCTCTTGCCGCCAATGATCCCGTGGTGACCTACATCGATCGCGTGCAGGGTTATATCGATACGATGATCGACCGCGCCGACTACTTCCTGAAATGCTGCGCCCTGCGTGATCCGCCGGTGCAGCTGGAGAAGGTGCCGCCGCCGATCAATCCGACGCAAATCTACAGCATGACCGGCAATAATGAATGGGCCAGCTACGCCGGCAAGTTCCTGGCCAACCGTGTCGCATGGGAGAGTTACGAGGAAGCCAAGACGGCCTTGAAGGCCATGGTCCCGGACGACGCCAAAGTCTGCTTCGGGCATGGAGTCAGGGTTACCAGAGACAGAGCCAATCGGATTCACATACGGGAGGACAAGCTTGACGAACACTGACGAGGCGGCGAGTCCGCCAGCGTTGATTGCACCGACGCCAATGGAGCTCCTGGCCGGCGCGGTCGAGCGCGGCATGCCGATCGATCTGATTGCTCGCCTCTTGGATCTGCAAGAGCGGTATGAGCGAAACGAAGCCAAGAAAGCCTTTGACGCCGCCATGGCCAAAGCGGCGGCGGAATTTCCGGTGTTGCGGAAAGATCAATTGGTGGATTTCAGGAGCGAGCGAACCGGACAACGCACGCGCTACCGTTTCGCCAACCTGGCGGACGTAGTGGGCGCGGTGGCGCCGATTCTCGGCAAGTACGATTTGCACCATCGGTTCGACACGGTGGTGGCGCCGGGAGCAGCGGATCAAGGTAAAGTTACCGTCGCCTGCATCATCAGCCACAAATTAGGACATTCGGTGCGCACCGAATTGCATGCCGGTGTCGACACCAGCGGACAGAAAAACGCTATCCAGGGCATGGGCAGTACGATCACCTACTTGTCCCGCTATACCCTGATGGCGGCGTGCGGCCTGGCAGCGGAGGAAGATGACGATGGCCGCAACTATGCGCCGCCGCCGGAAGCCCGCACGGAATTTACACCACGCGCCAATCCGGCCACGCCGGACATGCCGCGCCATAAGATCGTACCCGATAAGCCTGGCCCAAAGGCCCCGCAACGGCAGGCGCATAACCTGTCGATGACCAAGGAAGAAATCCTGGCTGAAGTCGAGGCGGCCGCGGTGGTACGACGAGGGCAATTTCACCAGCGGCAAGCGGGACGTGGTGCAGGACGCCGGCATCGGCCCGAAACTGCGCCAGCTAATGGATGCCGCCGACACTGCGAGGAAGGCCAATGAGCCTCAATCTGGTGAGCAAGACGCCGAGCTTAAAGCATGACGCGATAGGCGAGCGTCGGTGCGGGCACTGCCGGTTCTGGCACAATCCCGAAGGCGAGCCCATGGGACTGTGCATCAAGGAAGCGCCGACACCGCTCCTGGTCGGGCATCAGCCAGTCGCCGCGCCGGTGATCATGGACCCGAAAGCCGCGGCGCAGATGCAATCGGCAATCCCGATCGTGTTTGGATTTCATCCGCCGCGCACGGCGGATATGGGGTGCGGCAAATTCGAGCGGCGCATTAACGATGTCAACTAAGCTTCGAAGATCGATTTGGGCGCCGGCAGCGGCACGTTCTCAATCACCGGCACGCGCACGTCCGGCTCGCTGTCGACAAACGCCTCGACGGCTTTGACCGCCGCTTTTTTCTGCTTGTCGGTAGCCTGCTTCTGGAACCAGATTTCACCGTCGCCGGACACGCCGTCGATCGGCGCCACTTTCGCTACTGTCTCATGTAGCTTCTGCACGTTCTTGATCATAGCCATACGTTTCCAAGAAGGGTTTGATTGCTGCTAGGATTAAATGTATTCGCCGACGCGCCGTCGCTTACTTCCATGCCAAACAGACAAACTAACCCGGCGGGCGGGTTGTTGACCCATGTCGCCGGCAACTGAATGGCCGGAAAACTGTTTGACATGTTGGTTAGCAAGGTATTTGCGTTGAAGGCACTGGGCAAAGACCCGGTTTGGTTTAGAGCATATCCAATGGAAGCATACGTACCAGTGACACCCACGTAGTTTGTTTGCGTGTAAGGAGTGAGGCTATAAGCCAGTTCCGATGAAGCTTGCACGAAATAAAGCGCATTGTTGCCCGATCCACGCCACGCCCGCGGCGTTGCCGACGTGTAAGTGTAACCCGCACCGGTATCGGCACTGTATAGGTTCACCTGCACCGCATTGTAGTAATTCGACAGATAGGCTTGTACGGGTGGGCTAGCACCGCCGCTGCCGCTGCCGGTGAGTATCCAAGCCGACGCACCCGGTGTTCCCCCCGGACAATAAAACGAGCCGAGAAACGTCCCTTGATTCTGCGGCAGGCTCATCGACGTGTTGGCGCCGGTTTGCGCGGTAGCGGTTCCGGCGTTGGTCAAGAAGCCGCCGAGGGTGGCGAGCGTGGTGGCGCGCGTGCTCGTGTTGGTCCATTGAATAGCAACCAGCGACGGCACCCCGGAAATCAGGGTAATGAACAGATCGAACATGGAGGCGGCGGGGAAATTTGCCGCGCCGCCCATGCTGAGGTACGGCCCGCTCTGATTGCTGATCGGCGAGGAAAATTGGTACATCTGCACATTGGACCCGTTGTAGATAGGGCACCACTGATGCACGTAAGGTACGTAATAAATGACTTGCGGCGAAGTTATAGTACTAAGGTAGATCGGAACAGTGGAATAGAAGGACAGACGGCCGCCCGGCGTGCCCCATGGCGTTACGCCACCCGCCGGCATCGACGGCGCTTCAAGGAAGAAGCCGCCGACGCCGGAGTTCAAGGCTTGCGAAAAGCGCAGACAATATTGCTGGCCGATAACAATGTCACCGGTACCGACCGCGGTCACGCCGTCCGAATGATAGACGTTGAGGTAGCCGAGCCCGTTGTACTGCGCCGTAACCAGGCCGGACGAGGTGCCAACGGCGCGAAACCGGTAGCCGCACAATTCGGTATAGGCGGTTAAAGCCGGAACATTAGCTTGCGGCGTC